TTCCGTTGGTCTCACCCTGTTCGCGCACCATCTTCATAAACTTGCGCAACCGTTTTTGCGGTGGGTCGCCCGTGCTGTCAAAAAAGAAGATAACCCGCGCACGAACATCAATAAACATACTCACCCAATGCTCGCCCGGTTTATTATGCGGGTCTGTGTTAAAAACAATCCCGATTTTATGCTTTCCATTTTTCACGTGCTTCATAATATCGAACTTACATAACTCTTCCCATACGCATTCCCCGTCTTCAAGCACCTCGTCGTAATCAACAGGTGATGGACCGATAAATAGGAACGATGGGTTGGCGTGTTCATATTGTTTGAGAGAATTCGCAATATCAATACTCGAGAGCCACTCGTGAATATCCTTCTTCCATGTTTTCGGTGCTTGTGGCGCAAATGTATAATGAAGCATTTCTTTATCCATACCTGATGATACGAAGCTCTGACGCAGCCAACACGCTTCTTGATGGCATACGCTGTTCATATTTTGTTTCAAAGCGGTCCAAATCGCACGCGGATCTGAATCTATGATTTTCTGATCAGGATGCCGTTTATTCCAAAGTGATTTCAACTTGTCGAGAGATTTCGACGAATAGCATGAAAAATCCTTTGTTTCGTTGATATCAGGGTCGGTTTGATCTCTCGGCGCACAACTTACCGACTTGAATTTATCGGGAGTGCCTCCTCCTCCGATTCCGTCTCCGCCGCGTTCGCCTTTGTTGGTCGGTGTATTTGTATTCATGAATAATTCAAATACTATATAGTATTATGTCATTAAAAAATTGAAGTTTTTATATTTTATTCACCAAGACGCAAGATATCGTATCGTATCGTATTGTATTGTATCGTCTGGTCCATCAATATGCCAATCATCACTCGTTCTCAAAATAAGAAGCAGCAGCAGCAGCAGCAGCAGCAAGAAGATTCTGAATATGAAATATCAGTTCATGTGGAACATAATACCAGTTCAGAAGGAAAACACAGAGCAATCCGCCGCGTGAAAATAACAACGCCTTCATTCATCGAGGCAAGCACCCGAACATATAAGGTATATTCGGCAAATATAAAACCGAAATCCGGTAGTAAAAAAACGCTCACGGAGGCGATCCAACAAGCAAAAGCAGAAGCAGAAGCAGCAGATGCTGCCGAAGTATTGGTATCATTACAAAACACAACCGGTTCCGATACTTCGTGTATGAACCCGATGACCCAAGTAAGTATATATATGTATCGAATCGCAATTTACAACATAAGCCAAACAGTTCATTACAAAACCGCATATATTCTATACGACAAGAAGAATTGTTTATATCACGTGTATTCCATCGTATCAAATCAGATACACGCAACGAATCGTGCCGCCTCAGCATCCGAGTCATCAGCAGATACCAGAACCGAATTCACGCTGCCTTTGCCTACAAATACAGTTCAATTTACATATAAGTCGTATATCGAAGATACGATTGTGAATTTCATGATGACGATGATCGTTCCATCCAACGGCCACGATTATTACATTCAAGACGACATATTCGGTCTTGTTATTGATCCAAGTGAATTTCAAGAAAAGGCATTCAACGAAAACTCGTGCTACTACGACATCGAAGATATTGTGTATGACGAAACATCGAGTGAGACTACAAATGGATTCAAAGCGTTTATGATGATACCCTCGCGCCACTTCTGGTATTGGCCTGCTAATACTGTTGTCACGGCGACATCGACGGCAGCGTATCATGACAATATATATACAAGTCAACTTCTCAAATCTGTGCTGACGATACTGTCATGTTCAGACTAGTCGCCGTTGCTGTCGTGTGTTTTTGCGACAGAAGACGACGACGACGACGACGACGATAATACTCGTTTTGTAATTTCACTTTGATAATCACGCACTTTGGGTAAGCGTGCGTTTATATCCTCTGCGTCTTCACGCGGTTTCAATATAATAAAATCGTCGATTGTTTTTTTTCGCATACACATTTTATTCGCAAATGACATAATATTATTATTCATGGACGACGACGACCGCGGGGGCGGTGACGATGAGGGCGACGATGAGGGCGACGATGAGGGCGACGATGACGGAGACGACGGCGGTGACGGTGACCGAGCCTTCATTATTTTCTCTTGTAATTCATTCCGTGCGTCATCACTTATCATATCTGTAATGTCATTCCATTTCAAATACTCGATACATGATTTAATGTATGCTTGATGCGCATCGTTGATATTTTCGTTTTCACATCGTTCATGAAATAAGTCACGCGTCATATTCATTATTCGTTCTTTATAATACAACTTTTCCTTGCGAAAGGTTTCTTGGACAGTGTCGGACGTATTCGCCAACGTTTTTTTACATCTATCGTATTTGGATCGATTCGCCATCACTGATAACGTAAGTTCGTTTAATTCGTCGGTCCAACTTTTGTTGTCGTGGTTGCGGTCTCTTTGATTTTCATCAGCCATTTACGCACAGAATTGTAAATAATAATAGAACAATAGTTTGCCATATATTGTTATATTATTATTGTGCGATGCTTTTATACTCGCTACTGCTACTGCTACTGTTATGATCGCATCGTTAAATGCTCCCTCGCATTCGACCCAGCGGTTGCCCTCGGAATAAATGTTGCGAATTTATTGTTCGTCTTTTCGCGTTCATTCGTCGTCGTTGCCCTACCCCCCGAAAAACCTTCCGATATACGTGACATCTGCGTTGACTGATCATTTTCCTTCAGTTTCTTTTCTAACTGTTCCTTCGGAATATAATTCGTCGTGGGCTCCACGACAGGCCCACCTTCACCTGTACAAAATCCATCATAATCACAATCTAATGTGCGAAGCTGAAACCGTGTTGAATTATCAAATGTTAGTTTGCCTAAATTGTGAGGATTCGGATTCATCGGTGCGAAATTCGACGCACCATTATCGAATAAATAGGGATTCGGTTGTTCGACATCACGCGCGATAACTGTAACATTATATAAATCACTATCCGAATTTGGCACATATACTGCGCGATCGTTGCGTTGAAGAGCGAAAAATTGGTTACGAAGCGATGATTCTACATTCACGCGTTCTGCCCAGCCACGCCATGGTGCTCGTGCGTTTCCCGGATTAAACACCGTTTCTGTGGAAAACTGCTGATACGGTTGTATCTGGACGGTAGGGACCGGTCGTGTTTCTAAAATCGGCATCATGGCGTATTTCGACGAAAGCGGACGAACATCGAATGCCGGTCGTAATGCCGCCGAAGGAATATTTCTATCGGAAATCCGCGAATTAATCTCGTCTAGGCGATCATGATGATTCGAATATGCGCCATTTACAACTCCATAAAATTCCATCTTTGTATTATTATATACTTACAATATTATATACTTATTATATCGTACGTTTGACCGAATGATATATAAACACAATACGTTATTATTATGTATCTTATTATACATCGTATAATCAGCGTTAGAACCTTGTATAATGTGTGGAATATTCTATTTTCAAACCGTGGCGAGAATAGCCATCGCCCAATTAAAAACGTTACAGGAAAATTTTATTTTATCAGCACATCGAGGGCCTGATAAATCAGTTTTTATGAAAGATGATACTCGCGCATGGGGGTTCCACCGCCTCTCGATCAACGGAATGGACTCCGCTGCCGATCAACCGTTTCATCTGAAAAATTGTCGCTTGATATGTAATGGTGAAATCTATAATTTTCGTGCATTGATCGAGGAGTTTGGATTGGCTGGCGAATACAAAAGCGGGTCAGACTGTGAGATCATCATTCACTTGTATCGGAAAATCGGCATTCATGAAACGGTTCGTCGATTGGATGGTGTATTCGGATTTGTTCTCCACGATTATGAGAATGGTATTACATATGTCGCGAGAGATCCGGTGGGTGTACGTTCCCTCTTTATCGGTGTATCGCGCCATGATGGTATGTTCGGTGGCGAGTATTCTGATTTAATGTGTGTATCGATGAATCCAGATCATTATGGGTTGTGTATCTCCAGCGAACTAAAATCAATCCATGCGTTATGTGATACGGTTGTTCAGTTTCCGGCGGGAACATATATGGAATATTCAGGCGAAGATGACGGAACCGCAGTTTTTCGGAGTTATTACGATTACGCGTATCTTTCGTATAAATCACATCAGGGTATCAGCGATGTAAGCACCGTTTTGAAAAGAACGAATGACTGTTCATTATTTGAATGTCAGTTGAAAGAGTTGTGTGTGAATTACTCGTATCCGATTTCAGAGCCGCTGGGTGGCGAGGCAGAAATACTCACAAATATACGCGAATTATTTACAAAAGCGGTCGTGAAACGACTCATGAGCGAGAGACCTGTCGGTTGTTTGTTATCTGGTGGATTGGATAGTTCACTTGTTACTGCGATTGTTGCGAGAGAATTGAAACGTTCGTCGCCAGATACGGTTCTTAACACCTATAGTATTGGACTGGAAGGGTCGGTGGATCTCATTTGGGCGCGGCGGGTTGCAGAATATTTGGGCACATGTCATCATGAAGTCGCGTTAAAAGAACGCGATTTTTTAGACGCAATTAATGACACAATATATCAAACAGAAAGTTACTGCACCACGACGATTCGTGCTTCGGTCGGAAATTATCTCGTGAGTAAATATATTCAACAACAAAGCGACGATGTCGTTATCTATTGCGGCGACATGTCGGACGAGATATTCGGTTCATACCGCGGATTCTTGAAAGCACCGAGTGATGCGGATTTTCATCGAGAGAATGAGCGCATGATTCGCGATGTTCGTTTTTTCGACCTGCTTCGATCGGACAAAAGTATCAGTGGTGCTGGACTGGAGGCACGCGTGCCGTTTGCGGATAAAGAGTTTTTGACATATATTATGCGTATTCCACCGCGGTTCAAGAGGTTCGATGACGAGATAATCGAGAAATATTTGCTGAGAAAAGCGTTTCAGGGTGGCGGTGGCGGCGGTGGCGGTGGCGGTGGCGGCGATGATGGCGACCGCCGTCCTTTGTTACCGGATGATGTTTT